CATCTCCAGTATCAATTAAACTAGGCATCATTCTTAACATAGCCCTTAATTCATGTTCATTCATATTAGCCATCATAGGACTGTAAAATTCACTGTCTTTATCATTAATTTCTTTAATGAAATCATCTTCAATCTTAGCTTTTTCTTCAGGTGTTTTATTTTTATATTTTTTGATTATTTCAGTGTACTTTTTCGGGAATTTCATTTTAGGTATGTTAATCATCGTTTGCCTCCTTAATAAATGTAAATGATTCAATCTCATCTCTTTTAACCCTTACTTCATTGTTGAACACATCTTTGACCAGAAGAAAATCCTCAATCACTAGATTCATAACAAGATTAATATAATCGTCAGAAGCTAGATCTGTTGTTGTGTAATAAACTCTATCTGAAAAAGTTTTAATTATAACCTCCGTCATTTCCCACACTCCCTTATATTTTCAAATAGCTGACCCACTTTAATAACTGCATCTCTTTTAACTTGTTTCTCGTACTTCTCTTTCGCTTCTTCTTTACTCTCTGCCTCAACAACTGTAAACCTTTGATTACTCTTAGCTTTAGTTATGTGTGTATGTTTACGTCCTGTTGAATCTTTGAATGTTGTGACTAAGTATTGTGTCACTTCCCCAAAACCTCCTTGACTCGATCTAAGATGTCTTTACACGTAACCTTTTTCTGTGTCTGCTGTTCCATCTTGTCTTGCATGATTTCGCTCCATTTTCTTTTTATAAGCTGAGATGAGTTTGTCGATAGTGTAGTATTGGATTGCAATAGCGAATGGTAAGAATAAATTAATACTAAACCAACCGTTGTATAATTCGTCTATATCTGACATAAATTCATCAACTATATCACTGTCATTAAAATCAATTTCAACACTATCTATACAATCGGTAAAAATGCCATCTTCTACATAATCCAAAATTTCTTCCATATCGTCTGATTGTTGATTCGCAATACTCAATCCAAACGCCAACATGTCTGCTAACTCATCTAACTGCACATCTAATGGCTTACCTGGTTTCTTTTTCCAGTTTTTAAACGTTTCCAATGTATTAAACCATTCAAAGAATTCAACAACATACGCAACCTTACTATCTTGTAAATTAAGTGTTGGAATTCTATCGTCAAACTCCTTTTGTATTTGTAATAACTCTTGTAATTGATCTACTGTTAATGTGTTAGTCATTTTCCTGCTCCACATCTACATAAATTTCATACTCATCACAATCAAATGGCACTTCCATTCTCGCAATAACATCCGCCTCAAATTCTGCTTCTTCTAAACTTTCAGCCTCGATAGTCTCTTCAATCATGCCAGTGTATGTGATTTGAACATTAAATTTTTTCATCTTCCTGCTCCTCCTCATATTTATAGACAACTTGACCTGCCATAATCCCTACTGCTTCATCAAGTTCAATACCTTCTTTAACTGAATGTTGAATAGCATTTGTCATTCCCTCAAGTATTTCATCAAACGCTTGCGCTTTCTTATACACGTCCTCAATCTCTTTTAGCAACCCCTCTGTGTCATTACCGTTATACGCACTAGCACTAATAACGGACTGTTCGATTTTTTCGCGATTATTCATTTGTGTCATCCTCCATAAAAATTTTATTGTTTAATTCCATTCCGAATTTAACTCTTTCATCATCGTTACCGAATTTGTTTATTAAATCTTTTTCAACGCTCTTGCAATACCTATCCCATGCGCTTGCTTTCTTCTCCAGTTCTTTGTTACAATCTCGTAACTTCGCTATAACCCCAATAAGCTCATATCGTTGCTTCTTGTACTCTTCACAATCTTTTAATGCTTTGTGAAGTTTATCTAATAACTTGTTAGAGTTAGTACAAAGATTTTTATATTGTTCATCTGATAAGGTGAACGTCATCTCATAACCTCCAATAGCATCTCATTTTCAAAAATATTTCCAACAATTTCAATAATATCGTCATTTTCACTTAGTAATTCAGTTACATTGCTAAAAGTTATATAAAAGGCTCCTTCTTTAAACTCGATAAAACTTACTTCTCTCGAATAACAATCTTGAACAATATCCCCTTCATAAATCTCCACACCGTGCACATCTTTAAATCCTGTGTATTGTAATAGTTTTACTTCATTGAAACTTTTATAACCTGTTGAAATCAAAATGTACCCACTATTAAAATCGATTTCGTCAATAATACTCATAACTTTTTTATCTTTATCCCAAGCTTTAAATTTCAACATCATACTAGCAACTCCCCATCTTTCCAGATTAACGTCATAGTTAGGTCATCGTTTAAGATGTAGAATGCTTTGGTAGGCACACATCTGCCATATAAACATTCTTTTATACTAGTGTTCTCATATAGTGTAGAGTTATAGTCTCCTTCTTGAATCTCGAATAATTCAATCAACCTATCAACCTTAGTCTCTTCCGTTACTTCTTTTTCAATATCAACTATGAAGGGGATATCAATTGGAATAAAACTTGACGTCGAACACTTATTTGTATTTGGATGAAAACGAACGAATCCATCACTAAATCCTGTTGAAAAAAATATTTTCCCTTGTGATAGCTCCGGATTTTCTCGCGCCCATTTAATTAACTCGTCTAATAGCATTTCTTTTTTAACTTTGATTTTCATTGTTTCCATCTCCTCTAAAATAAAGTTAGTTGCTTCTGTTCCTCGTATTCCAAACCATGTTGCTTTATATATATTTCGAGCTCTTCAGCAGTATCAAATGTCTTTTTAACGCCTTGCCAACCTGGTACGATATGCCCGTGAAAGTAATAAGTGCTGTTTACTACATGGATATGTGCCACTCCTTCGTTATCCTGATACAGATATCTCTTAGATCCGAAAAAATGGTTTAAGTATTCTTTGCGTGCGTTATCGGTTTTAGGCATTTATGCTTCCTGCCATTTCTTAAACATTTGGTTATAAGTATTATCAAACCAGTACGGATCACGTGAATGTTTTTGTGGTACATTAAACAAATGTGGTTTCCTCTTACGTAGTTCAACCTCTCTCTTTCGCTTTCTTTCCAATTTGCGTTCGAGTCTAGCTTGTTCCAGTCTTTCTATTGTTTTCTTTTCTCTGTACTCGCTTAAACGCGTACCTTCTGGTGCGTCCATTGCTTCATGTAGTTCCCAACCGTCTTTTACTCTCTTAGAAACCATTCCAGCGGTTATACCGTGACTTTCTATTAATTCCATTTCAAATTTACTGAACCTATAAGGTTTATCATTTATTGTTACAATCCTTGCTTTTCTCGCCATTTTATCCACCTCTTATATTTCTTCTATTCGTATGATTATTTTGGGCTCAATTCCATAACGCTTTGAGCTAGTTATTTCTGTAATTTGGTTATCGTCTTTCCATACATGGCCATTACAAGCATCTAATACCGTTTTAATTAAGTTGTCGATATCCGGCTTAGTCACTTTATACTGCCCAACCATTTCGCTTTTCTTTTTCTTCGACCATGATTTAAGCAATGGAAAGTAAAAGTCTAATTCGATTTTTAGTGCGCGCTCTAGATTTAACTTAGGCATTTGCCCTTGTATATACGCTTTATGCTTTGTGTAAGACGTTGGCATGTAAGTTTGAACAAATCTACCTGTATTACGAAAGCGTGGACGAGGCGACCCCATCGGCGCATTAAACACTTCATTAAATTTAATTTCTATCTCCATGTAATCCCTCATATATATTCAAATAAGCTTGTTTGGTGTCCTAACTCCATTTGTTCATTATCAATAAGTGTATTTAATTCATAATCGTCTAAATACCAACGACGACCATTAAATTTTGTTTCTTTTATTCCAACAACTAAATGCCGACCATCTTTAAAATGTGGTGTAACTGAAAACATTTTGTTGCCGTCATGATCAAATAGATAGTATTTATCAAATGCATCCATTTTCAATCACTCCCATTTGCTATTTAGACGCTTAATAAAAGCTTCTCTGTCTTTCTCAAGGTTTTCATCTACTTCCGGCGTTTTCGTTTCTCTCGTGCTGTCTGTGAGCCATTTGGGTGTTTTTTCTTTTGATTGTTTAACGAAAGGTTTATAATTTTGTTTTTTGCTTTCAAGTTGTTGCTTTTCAAATGCACGTACTTGTTCAATAGATTTCAAGTTTGCATTAAGCCATGTATTCAAAATGCTTTTAGCATATCCCCAAGTAACTTTGTTTCTGTCTTTAGCGATTTTAAGTGATGCGGTAACTATTTCATCTGAATCATTTTCAAATGAATCAAGATAATAATTTAAATCGTCTAAATTGTAAGAAGTTATGAAACCGAATCCGTTATCTTGGAAGAAGTCGAAGGCGGTTGTCTTCTTCTTCTCATTATTCACATTCTTTTCATTATTATCTTTATTATCATTATTGTTTGTGTTGGTTTGATGTTGTTTTGATGTTGGGTTGATGTTTGACTGATGTTGTTTTGATGTTGGTTTGATGTCGTTTTGATGTTGGTTCCTGCCCTGCTCACTTTGATAAAAGTCATAATTGACAATGGTTATAAGGGTATATTTTGATGTTGTTTTGACTTCTAACATTCCATCACTCTCGAGTAAGTCAAGGAAGGTTTTCACTTTAAATCGTGACCAGTTAAAAAGGTCAGACAAGGTCAAAAT